AATTGCAAACAGATGATGCGTAACAACATCACAGAGAGTAAGTTTGATAGACGTAAGTTACGTATGTCTAACATAGGTAAGAAAGATAGACAGCTATGGTACTCATACAATGGGTACAAAGGTGAAGAGCTTATGCCCCACACTAGAATTAAGTTTCTTTATGGTCACTTGATTGAAGAACTAGCTCTCGCTCTTACTAAACTTTCAGGACACTCAGTCACTGACACACAGAAGAAAGCAGAAGTAGATGGCATCAAAGGTTCTATGGATTGTAAGATTGATGGTGTACTAACTGATGTTAAGTCATCATCACCTTATGGGTTTAAGAAATTCAAGGATGGTTCTCTTATTAATGATGACCCTTTTGGATACATAGACCAAATCAAAGGCTACGCTCATTCAGAGAAGACCAAAGATGTAGGTTGGTTAGTAATGGATAAGACTAATGGACACCTGACATATCTAAAGTATGATATGGAAGATGAATCTAAATGGTACTGGACTAAACTTAATTTCTTCTCTGTAGTAGATAGAATTAAGAATATTAAAAGAGTAGTTAAACAGGCTAAGCCACCTAAAAGATGTTACGAACCTATACCTGATGGTAAGTCAGGCAATATGAAACTTGCTGTAGGTTGTAGCTACTGTGCATATAAACAACAGTGCTGGGGTGATGAACTTAGAACTTTTATTTATTCTACTGGTCCTCGTTACTTAGTAAAGGTAGAGAACGTACCCTCTGTATTGGAGGTTGATAAAGATGGCAACAAAATTTCGGAGTAAGCTAGAGAAAGAATGCTCAGAAGCATTGGGTAATGACTGGAAGTATGAGCCTTGTAGGATAGCCTATACGATACGAAAGAACTACACCCCTGACTTTGTTAAGGGTAAGTATCATATAGAAGTCAAAGGGTTCTTCAGGAGTGGGGATAGACAAAAGTATAAATCAATTGCTGAGCAAATGAGATTTGAAGGCAAAGAATTAATCTTCCTTATGCCCCGACCTGATTCTAAAGTAGCCAAGGGTAATGCTATTACTTATACACAGTGGTGTAGTAAGAATGACATTAAAATATTTTCAACTAAACAAATCAAGGAACTAAAAGAATGGACGAAGATAATATAAATCCTAACCATTATAAACGTGGTAACATAGAGTGTATAGACTTTATTCTAGACCAAGATATGGATTATCTCACCGCTAGTATTTGCAAATATATATTTAGATGGCGTGATAAGAATGGTGTAGAAGATTTGAAGAAAGCTCGGTGGTTTTTAGACAAACTTATTGAGCACGAAGGAGGTCAGTATGGCTCTGACACTGAATGAGTTAAAGGAACGTATAGTTCAGGAAGCAATAGACCCTTGTACTCTTTGCGAAGTCTTAGATATAACATCAGAAGATTTGCTACACGAGTTCGAGGATAAATTAATGGATAAGAGAGAGGAGTTTGATGACGATGATGATGATATCGATTGAGAGTTTTGCGTTGCTGTCTTCAACTCTGTTGATAATAGGAGCACTTATTATATGGCGACACGGTACTAAATGTTATGACCGAGGTATAACTGATGCTGTTCTTATGCACAGAGAAGGAAGATTACATTATAATACTTACTTAGATGACGATGGTTCCAAGATGGTTAACATTGAAATCGACCCAATGGAGGATGAATGAATACATTACCAAATGATTACCAAAACTTTATAGCCCTTAGCAGATATGCTAGATGGCTCCCTGAAAAAAAGAGACGAGAGACGTGGCAAGAAACTGTTGCTAGGTACTTTGACTTTATGGAAGTACACTTAAAAGAAAACACCAATCAAGAGTTAGTGCCTAAGACTAGGAAGATACTTGAAGATGCAGTTGTTAACTTAGAAGTTATGCCTAGTATGAGAGCCTTGATGACAGCAGGTCCTGCCTTAGCTAAGAACCACATAGCAGGATACAACTGTGCTTACCTAAGTGTCGACCATCCTAAAGCATTTGATGAATGCCTATTCATATTGATGCACGGCACTGGTGTAGGCTTTAGTGTTGAACGTCAGTTTGTTAACAAGCTACCTGAAGTACCAACAGATATAGTAGAAGTAGATGACACTATAGTAGTTCAGGATTCTAAGGAAGGTTGGCAGTCTGCATTCCGTAAACTAATTACATACTTGTATGATGGTGAGATGCCTAAGTGGGACTTCTCTAATGTTAGAGTTAAAGGTTCAAGACTTAAAACTTTTGGTGGTAGAGCTAGTGGACCTGAACCTTTACTAGATTTGTTTCATTTCTCTACAAACATTTTTAAAGAAGCTGGCGGTCGTAAGCTAACAAGCTATGAGTGTCACCGTATGATGTGCAAGATAGCAGAGGTGGTTGTAGTGGGTGGTGTTAGACGAAGTGCCCTTATGTCATTATCTAATTTAACTGATGAACGTATGCGTAATGCTAAGTCCGGTCAGTGGTGGGCTAATACACCTGAGATGGCATTAAGTAACAACAGTGTATGCTATACAGAGAAGCCTGATATTGGTATCTTTATGAAAGAATGGACTTCTTTATATGAGTCTAAGTCTGGTGAGCGTGGTATCTTTAATAGAGAAGCCGCAATTAAACAAGTAGCTAAGAATGGCAGACGTGATACCAACCACGACTTCGGTTGTAATCCTTGTAGTGAAATACTATTGAGAGACGGACAGTTCTGTAACTTGACAGAGGTAGTAGTAAGAGCCCACGATAAACAGTCAGACATACTACGTAAGGTTAGGTTAGCTACTATACTGGGTACGTTCCAATCATCACTAACTAACTTTAAAAGATTGAGACCTAAGTGGGTACACAATACAGAAGAAGAAGCCTTACTAGGTGTATCTCTTACAGGTATTATGGACAACAGTTTTATGAATGGTAGTAATACAGATAGAGGACACTATGGTAAGCGTAGCCTACCTGATTTTCTTTCTGACTTGCGTAAGGAAACAGTAGTAACAAATAAACATTGGGCTGACCTAATGGGAATCAATCCATCTACTGCTACTACTGCTATTAAACCTAGTGGTACAGTCAGTCAGCTAGTTGATAGTGCTAGTGGTATACATACTAGACACAACGACTACTACTTGCGTAGAGTTAGAGCAGATGCCAAGGACCCAATAGCACAGCTAATGGAAGACCAAGGCATACCTTGTGAACCTGACGTTATGAAACCTAATAGTGTTAAGGTATTTACGTTCCCAATGAAAGCACCTGAAGGCGCTATACTTAGGAATGCTAGGACTGCACTTGAACAGTTAGAGCTATGGCTTACATATCAGAGATACTACTGTGAGCATAAGCCTAGTGTTACTATTAGTGTAAGAGAGCACGAATGGATGGACGTAGGTGCGTGGGTATACAAACACTTTGATGAAGTATCAGGTGTTAGTTTCTTACCACACTCAGACCATTCATATCAGCAAGCACCATATGAAGACTGCACCAAAGCTGAGTACAAAGCACTAGCTAAGAAGATGCCTAAGTCTGTGGACTGGGATTTGATTAGTGAGTATGAGCTAACAGATATGACAGTGGGTACTAAGACACTAGCCTGTACTGGTAGCGTGTGTGAGTTAGTTGACTTAGTAGAAGAAGAGAGTGATATAGAATGAACTTAATACTAATAGTTCTTGTAGGAGTAGGTATTATTTTTCTTGACGAAAGTGAGAAAGACTTACCTACTATAATTGAGGAGCAGTTAATCTGTAAACCTTTTGATTCAACATTATGTATAGGATGGAAAAAGAATGATATATAAAATAAGAGATTTGATTATGTTATTAATAGCAAGTACAACAGCAGGTTGTATGGTTTATGTAGTTATGTTCTTGAATGCACTACAGAAAGGATGGCTTGTATGAATGAGACTAAAGTTATAGAAGCACTCAACGGTTTGCAGTATAACTTTGAACCAATGGACGACAAGTTCTCTAGGTATGATGCCTTTGATAAAGACCACGGTATTATGTTAGAGATTAAATGCAGGAATAAACATTACCCTGATACTATTATTGAGAGGATGAAGTATGATTGGAATAAAGAGTTTGCAGAGAAAAACAATTTTGAATTCTGGTACGCAGTGGCTATGCCGAGCACTAAAGATGACACCGGTGTCACGATTATTTATGTCTTTGACCCTGCCAATATGGAGGATGAAGAAGAAGGTTATGACTTTAAGTGGCACACAAAAAAACTCCCTCAGAACACGGAGTTCAAAGGG